CCCTTTTCATTCTCGAAATGGATTCCAGTTGGAATAGTTGCACCGTTTCTTTCACCGGACAATACAGTTATGTTCGCTTTCTCCTTGTACTCCGGACACTTCAAGTGTATGTCTAGTTTGCCCATCTGTGGCATACCAAACGTACCTGTCATCTCCGTTTGTGGCTTGTGGAAAGACCCTTGTAGGATCACAGATCTGTCTTCGGCCATACTGTCAATCGAAGTTTCTTTTTCGTCGCCAGTGATTTTAACAAGATCCAAGAATCCCAGTCCATGCGTATGTTTAACGATGTCTTTTAAGATGTCTATCATAATGTTCTTATTGTATATGATATTTAGGTCTTAGTCTAGTGTTATTTCAGAAACTTTGTACACAACAGGATTTTGTTTACCAGGTTTACGGAATATGGCGTAACTGGCACCAGGTCGGAACTGATTCATCTCAACAACCTCATATCCTTCGTCCTGGATCATCTGTGTCATGGCAGTCTTGGTGTTGTAGTTCCAATATCCTCGCTTGGCTAGATCTAGTTCTTGATCATAATGGCAGTCGGCGTATTGTATGAATACGTACCCACCTGGTATGAGCACCCTCTTGATGTCGTGTAGGTACTGTTGCACGTGTTGTTGTGTGAAGAACACGAAAGTGTCCCAACTGAACACGAGGTTACAACTGTTCTGTGGAATGTTTGAACATTCTGTGTTACGGGTGGTGTAGAATTTCAAATACTTGTGGTGCCTGGGGTTGAATTTTTTCCTTATGATATCACCCCTGTCTAGTAGCACATCTAGGAAGAAGTTTGATGCCCATGATCTGAAATCCATCGAGAACATTCCATTGCCTGGTCCAATCTCTAGGCTGTGGTAGATGTTTGTCCTTGCGAACTGGAATATCTTGCTTTGCACTTGCCTTTGGGTCACGGGATCAACTAATGGCGTTTTTTGTTTCCAGTCGAGATCTTTCTTGAACCATTCGGGTGTCTTGTCAAGCCTCTGTATCACTTGGCTGTTATTGGCATCCACAGCCAGTGCTAGGTCTTTCAATATCTTTAGGTTGCTGTCGATCAACTCCTGCAGGTCCTCTTTCTTGACCCGTTCAAGTTTCTCAATCAGTAATTTTATTTCTTCTATACTCAACATATTTAGAATTCAAACAGTTTGTTGAATGTGTTGGTTGTCTCTGTGCTCTGCACGTCCCAATCTAGCACACCTATCAGATTGTCTATCTTCTGATCCAGTATGGTTGCCTCCATTGCGTCACCGTCGAATGGCAGTTCCTTGAACCACTCCGGTATACGCATCTCATCCACAGGATATGCGATACTCGTATAGCCCAATGGATTGTTTTTGAGTTTACACACTATCACTTTAGCACCATCCGTTATTGGCATACTGTACTTGTCGCCGTACATCTCTCTGCATCTATTCCAATTCATGCTGGCTCTCACGTGTCCTGGCATGTTTGCTCTACCGGCCTTCTCCTCGGCCGCTGTGTACTTGGTCATGTTGTTTGCCCTCTTGGGAGATCCCTTCTCCCATCCTGGTCTAGATTTGAACTCTGCCCTGAATTCGCTTATTTTTTCTAGCACTTCTTTCTCGTCTTTACCTTGTAGTACCATGTATAGAAGATCACTCAGGAAGTCCTGTACGAAAACAGGTGTGTCTGAACGTTTTAGATCTAGTCCCATCGCTTTCATCTTGCCATCCTTGCCCTCAACATCTGCACGTTTACCTTCCTTGTCGTAGTACAGTACAGCATATCTCTTCTTTGTGATAAACAATCCTTTGGATGCAACAAGTTCCCTGCCCGCCGCTATGACTTCACCACGTGTGCTAGGACAATGGAAACCCTTTGTCATGAATGATTTGAAAGATCCGTTTACTTCATCTGCTATCCTGTCATACAGTGCCACGACGGAATCTTTGGTCCATGGTATAACACCTTCGTTGATCTCTTTTTGTAATGTCTTGTATGCTGAGAAGTAAACAGAGTCTGTGTCTCCATACACAACACTCTCACCTTTGTGGTCATACTTGCCTGCAACAATCTCATTGACTTTACTTGCCATGTGTTTAGTGATACACCTGCCTGTGAGTGTCACACTCTGTCCAATCCTCATGTCAAAGAATCTACAGCCTGGATTCAGGATCGCACCATACAGACTGTTTAGATTAATTTTCTTTACAAGTTGTCTCTTGTCCCAATATTCTCTTTCGATCTCGTTGTCTCCGCACTCACGCATCTTCTTTTGCATTTCCTGTCTCTCTGCGTACCAACGTTTCAATAATCCTGGTATGATTGCTTCATACTCATATGTGAATATGGTACCATTTGCACTCAACATCCATTTGTTGTTGCCATCAAACACGATCTCGTACAGTTGTGCCGCACTCATACGCACACTGGTTTTGTCTTCCCAGTCCACGATTATCTCCGTGCCTTTCTCTTGATTCATCACTGCTTGGTACTCCCAACTACCAAACTGGCTGTCCCACGCCGCCGCAAATGATTTCTTGGCGTGTTTGGCCCTGTTGATTTCTGCTGATGTTATAACCGGCCTTATCTGTCCCACTATGGTCTCCGGACCCATGTTCAGTGCTCTAATGACACTTGGATACAGTGAGTTTATGTCAACAGACCCTATCCAGTCGTGTATTCCTTTTTGTGGTGTTGCCACGTGGGCTCCTGCCGCCGGTTGATTCTCTTCACCGTCTTTCTTATACTTTCTGCCCGGCACCTGCATTCCACGTCTGTGTGTCTCGTTTACGATTGCTTGTTCTGTGACCGCAACAGCACCCATCGTCGTTTGTAGTAGTACAGTGTTCTGGTGTGCTATCTCATTGGCCAGTTCTATGAACTTCAATTTCTTCTCCAGTTTGGCCAACAATGCAGTATCCTGCCTGTTGTATTCTATGAACAATCCAAAGTCATTCTTGTACAGGTTATCGAGCGAGCCCTCGTAGACAGTTTTCCTCTCATCCAACTCGTGTTCACCTATTGCGTCTAATCTGAAACTGTGTCTTTCCTCATATGTGTATTTCCTGTATAGTTCCAACAAGTCCAAGTGTACACGTCCCACTAGGTCAAAACTCAACTGTTCCCTGCCGTATTTCTCGAACACTCTCTTCCTGGGTTTTTCACCCCAGAAACACAAACGTCTTGTGTCGTCTGAACTCAACACTTTCTGTATCCTACCCACGGTGTATGGAATGTCATATCCCTCACTGTTCCAACCCGACAATATGTCTGCGTCCTGCACCAGTTCTAGGAACGCATCTAACATGTCTTTCTCTTTCTCAAAAAGCATCGTGTTTTCAAATCTCTTTGTGAGCTCTTTTGCGTCCGCCATGCTGATTGTCTTGGGTGGCACTGCGAAGGTGACCAGTTGGTCCGTCCAGCTCATGTAACAACTTATGGCAGTTATGGGCATGAACGGATCATCTGTTGTTGAATAACCCCGATCGGGATCGAAGTCCACTTCAATATCGAAAAACATAACATTTAGTTTGGGCGTCTCCTTGCCCAAGTAGTTCTCTTCCAAACACCTGAACACAGGATTGATGTCGTTCTCGTACAGTTGCTTGTTGGATCTTATACGTTGCTCTTTTATGAATTCTTTGTTGGTGGCACACTGCACTCTCTGTAAAGGTGCACCCGTCATTGACCTGTGTTTGCCCCTTGCGTCCTCGTAGTAGAACACGTACCTGGCATCGTACTCCGTGAATATCCTGCCCTTCTTGGGATCACGTTCTACAACGTAAATCTTGTCTTCGTCTTTTTTAAATAATGCGTCTATGTAACTCATCCTACCACCAATAACTTGCTACGCCGTAACCGTAGACATTTATGATTGCAAAGTAGCCAGTGATCATCATTACGAACGCCGCTTCTCTCCTGTATGAAGCATAGCATTGTGTGAGTGCTCCTACCAAGAATCCTGGATACACTATGGTCATGTCCGGATCCGAGGCTGTGATCGCAAGTGTTAGGCTGGCTCCAACGGTGAAAATGAAACTGACTAGTTCAAAGTAGAACGCTGTCCTGTCACTTTCAAAACTACGAAGCCAGAATGATCTGACTTTGTCTAACATTAAAGTTTGCCGGCCGTGTTCAGTATGCTTTCCAATGTGTCCATCTCATCTGCGATGTTCTGGTAGTTGCCTTTGTGTGCAACAGATATCGCTTTATTGATAAGTGCTGGTTTCAATTCTAGTTCTTCTGATATTGCTTTTACTGTGTCTTTTAATCCACCCTTCAAGTCCTCAACCCCACCTAGTACCTGTGAACCTTGGGAAATGATTTGGATTAATTTCTGCTTTTCAGCGTCATTAAAGTTTCTTACTGCCATTTGTTTCTCCTGTTGTTATCCAACAAGTATATAACAGATCTTTGCTGAATGCAAATTATTTTTTCTTTTTGGTATTGACGTTGATTGCTTTACCACGTCTATTAGGATTAGGATCTTTTCTTCTTTTCCTTTTGGCCGCGGATGCCCTGCCTTTTTTACCTAGTGCGTATGCCTTCTTGGCTGGTAAGCATTTAGGTTTACCCTCGCCTTTGCTCTTGCCACCGCAGGCACCTCTGATTTTTCCTTTAGGACCAACTCTTACCCATTTGTCCTTGAACCACTTCTTGAGGTCCTCGTTGATAGTTTCTTCAAACACCAATTCACCACAGTTGACACAGATGTCTAGTGCTTCTCTCTTGACACAGTTTGGTACTCTTTTGCCAAACATGGTCTTCATGCCCTTCTTCTCGTAGCCCTTCCAACATCTAGTGCCTTCGTCGACCAATGCGTTTAGGTCGTAATTGGGATTGATTGCGCCATGTTTCATTTTGGCTATCGCGTCCATCTGCATGGCCACCATGAAATCGTAATC